AGTTCTTTCTACTAGATGTTGAACTAGCGGCAGCGGCTGCTGCACTAGTGGCTGCTCCTGCGGCTGCCTGTACTGCTGCTCCAACAGCAACTACAGACACGAGTACTTGTTTCTCTGCCATTTCACGCACTTTAGGCGACATGTCAGCACCGATGTTACCTGCAAAGTTGAAGGCATCTGTTAGTCCAACAGCAAGATTTCCAAGCAATGGAATTGCGGCTAATGCTTCATCTACAACAATGTCGTCCTGCTGGGCTGCTAGATAAAGAGCATCCAATGCTTGCTCATACTCTGGTGAACCTGCTTCAGCAGTTTCAAATACGACAAGTGCTGCCTCTACAAGTTGTTCTGCTTGTGCCTCAGTTAGTTCAGTAGGGTCTACTTCTTCTAAGTTCACTTCCATTAGATTTTTAATTACTTCTGGGATTTCTGCGGAACCTTCTTCAGGCTGTGGTTCAGGCTTAGGTTCTGGCTCAGGTTCAGGCTGAGGTTCTGGTTCAGGCTGAGGTTCTACAGGAGGTTCAACAGGGTCTACTGGGTCTACTGGGTCCACAGGTGGTTCCACAGGCGGGTCAACTGGGCCAACAGGTGGGTCTACTGGAGGTTCTACGGGCGGCTCAACTGGAGGGACATAAATTGTTAATGTTGTTGCAAAAACTGTGTTAGATGGTTTTGAGTAAACTGATAAAGAGTCGTTGTCAGAACGTACCCAAATACTAATCTCTTTGTTTTCTGGTAGACCAGTAATAGTGAACTCGTTTCCAGCAACACCAACACCCCAGCCAGGAAAGTCATCATAGGTCCAAGTAACAGCGTAACGCTCAATAGGAGTGCCGCTGTCTTCTGGGGCATCCCATGTAACTTTGACATTGTTTTCAACTACAGATGTTCGTACATTTACAGGTGGGAATAATTCATTTATAGTAACTACAGGCACAGGCTCAGTAGTGAAGAACTCCGCAGGTACAGTTATCCAAGTTAGACCATTGTCTGGGGAGTACATTAAGGTAGCACTAGCCCCACCACCGTACTCGTAGAACCAAGCATCTAATGCGTATGAACGTCCACCCTCAATTTGCACATCAGGGTAAACTTGTCCCCAACGACCTTTTAGAACCCAGTCATTAGTGATGATAGGAGTTTCATCAAGAGATAGCCAGAAGCCATCATCAGCGGGTGCCATAAACGCATAGGTGCCAGATTCGGGGAAAGTTACATAACCTGTGTAGTGAACAAGCACAAATTCTGGTTGGCAACCTGCGACAACGCCGCCATACTGATTGTCATAGTCAGCATCAATGTTGGGTACGCTAGTCCAAGCCCCTTCACACAATTGGTAGGGCTGACGCTCAGGTGTAGATTGTGAGTCATATGTATAGACTTCAACAGTTAGTCCTGCCGTGGTTTCCGCTGCGGCTGGGTTAGCCAGCCACAACGGTCCAACGGATAGTAAGAATACGAATAGTGCTGCGAATTTACGCAGACTACGCATTACTTAGTTTTTTTAGTCTCTGCTAAAGCGGCTTCGGCTGAACTTGCAAACGCAACGTTAATTTCGTCGTCATCAAGTTTTCCGTCTACGACGTATGCACGAGCCAAAGACTCAGCGACTTCCATGATGCCAACGAAAGCAGCAATCAAAGCAGACTTCCATAGTTCAACTCCACCGATAGAACCAGCGGCTAGGACAGCACTAACTTTTAGGATAACAAGAGCAATAGTTCTCTTGAGAATCATTAGGACAAGTTTCATTTAAGACCTCTCATTTGAAGGAATAAAACAGATTGTTTACAAATGAGGCAAGAAATTATGTACAGAAATAGATTACAGGATTAAGATTTAAAAATCTTAGTAAGCGGCTGTGCCACCAACAGATTCACCAGTAGGAACATCGCCAACACCAGTGCCAACAACTCCGCCACCAACTTTTTGCATTGACTCTTCTGATGGAGTTCCAACAGTTGTACCAGTAGTAGTGCTCATTGCACCATAGCCAGATACACCGCCAATAATTCCTGGGTACTGTGTCCAGAAAGCACCGTAACCGTTGTAACCCATACGAGGGTCACCAACACCATAGAAACTGTAAGAGCCTCTAGGACGGATACGCCCATTAACTCCACCGTACTGACCAGTTACCTGTTCAGTAGAATGTTGAGTTGCAGATAAAGGAGCAGTCATTAGTAAGCCGCTGGCCCTTCAAACTTCTTTTCGTTTTCACCAGGAAGGTCAAGTTCATTTACTGAACCCGATGCAGTCTTAGCGTCATTAGAGCCGAACGGTCTAGCGTCCTCAGTAGAGCCTTCATTGTAGGCACTCTGGTTAACAATCTGGGAGTTGCAGCATCTGATACACATATCAGTAGTATGACACAAAGAGTAATCCCCGCCAGCCTAAACTGACGGGGACCAAATTAAACAGTTGGTATTACTCTTACAAACCTTATCTGGTTATTTTTGTAGTCAGATAGCGGTTGAATGATTGTTGAGTTTGCACCGTAGTGGGCGTTGATAATTTTTCCATTGCCTATATAAATGGCGGAATGATAGAAAGACTTGTAGCCGTTGTATGCAAATACAACAATGTCTCCAAGTTTAGGCTTAGACACTCTAGTGCCTATGTGGGCTTGTTTATTAGCGGAGTGCGGTAGTTCGATACCGAATCGTTCATAGGTCCAACGGACCATACCCGAACAGTCCCATCCACGGGGACTAGAGCCTGAAAACACGTAAGAAGTTTTTCCTACACGAGTTTTCAGGTACTTTATTACTTTTTTCATCTGGGCAGTATTACGTTTGCTTTTAGTCTCTTTAATTAAAGACTGTGCAACGGATGCTGACTTGGATGCTTTTATTTCTTTTACGGTGTTGCTTGATGTTACTGATGTGTTCTGTGAATCTGCGATTGACGTAGATGCAGAACAACCAGCGAGAGTTAAAATTACGCTGGCTATTATTACGTACTTTTTCATTTGGCGACCTTACCTTTCCTTGGTAGTTAGTACTGGGGTCGTTTATTGTCGAAGTGACATTCACTATTAAGTTATTTAAATACCGTAGCACATAAATGGCTAGGACTCACTTATTAAGACGTTAAATACTGTAACAACTCAGGATTGTCTTTAAATGCCATGAGCAGGGTTTCTTCGTACATTCCAATAAAATAATGCTCTGTGTCCTCAAAGTTTAACTTTGGAGCCATCTTGTTTCCCGTAAAGAATGTAAACCGAATGGCGTGAAGAATCTCGTGCATTAGTACTTGTTTCTTACGGGTGTCTGATGCTTCTTTGTCAATAACAATCATGTTCATGCGTTCCAAAGTGTAGCCGTAGTTGTCTTCGTACAACATTCCATCTTCTTTAGATATGTGTTCTACGATAGTCCAAACCTGAGTGCCAAGTGTAATTTTTTTAGGTATCATTGGTCAGACCCCCATCCAGAACCTTTGAACGTTATAGAAGGAACAGCAAAGATGCGTTGCATATCTTCTAGACACTTTAAGCATTTAGGTGTCTTTAATTCCTTATCAAGAGGAACAAGTTCACTAATAGTGTGCTCACATGTCTTACATTCAAATTGATAGGTTGGCATTAGATAATCTCATCCGTTTCAAAATCTATCTTAGGGTCGCCCAAGTCTTTCAACTTCTTGGCGTACTTCTCAGTTGCGTTAACTAGAAACTCTTTGACCTCTATACGGCGTTGCTCTAAATGTTTTTGAGCATCAGCGTACTCCAACTCAGACAGTTCTTGTTTGTGTTGGTCAATGATTGCAATAGCCTTATCTAACTGCTCTTGCATCATCGCAGCCTTAAGTTGTTCCTTTTGAAACACCATCTCAGCATGGGCGAGACTCTTATTAATCTTCTTGTTGTTCATACTGCTCCAATTTGTAAAGTGCTGCTGCACGTCTATGGGTACGCTTACGGTGACAATTTGCACAGACTATTTCACATTTAGTTATTTCACTAAAGATTTTCCATTTAGCCGAAGCATTGTGAATCATCTCAGAAATGTGGGTGACCTTTTTACCATTAACATGGTCAAAGTCCATACAGTAGTAAGGATACTGCACACCACAGTCCATACATGGGGTATCCTCTTTAAGTTTTCGAACATCCACTTTGATGGCGTCCATACGGGCTTTCTTAGAAAGCCTCTGCTTATCTGCGTTAGACTCACGGTTCTTGTGATAGTTCTCACGGGCGTATTCCCTAGCACACGGCTTGCAGTACGATTGAATCTTATCTTTGCCCTTGCTGTTGTACATGTCCAAAGCGAGGGTCTGTTTGCAACGGTTACATTGTTTCATGTTTATACTCTAGTAGAAAACCCCCCGTATTGCTACGGGGGGCTTAGGACTACTTGACAGGGATAACCTTAGGCTTCTTCTCTTCAGGTAGGTTCTTGTTGAACTTTACAGTCAACATACCGTTCTCAAGAAGGGCACTGGTAACTTCCCAGTATTCGGCGATAGCAAGAGATAGTTTGAAGTTACGGGTAGCGATACCTTGGTAAACAACTTCACCTTGCTGCTTGTCTTCCTTTTCGCCCTCAATGACAACTACAGAGTCCTGTACGGTCACAGAGACCTCATTCTTGCCGAAACCAGAAACGGCTACATTAAGAAGGGTTACGTCAGCATCGCCGTCTTTCAACGCCACAATGTCGTATGGAGGGTAGGAAGGTTTGTTTGAGGTAACTTCTTTGAGTTGCTCAAGAAGTGGGGACCAGCCAATAGATAGGCGGTCTAGGCGAGGAAATAGGTCATTAATAGTTATGGCCTTAGGGATGTCGTATCCCTTGTGTTTCGGCATTTTGTTTTTGTCCCATGGGTCATATGGGCTCTTGTGGCTATCCCATGGTTCAGGATAATTACTGCTGTTTTTCATGTTGTCTCCTTTAGACGACAACTGTGCCTTGGTACATTACTGCCCGAAGCACAGCGTTTATTTACGGCACCCAATTGGCGTGCCTAAGAAGATTGTATCAGAGACCGAATTTCTTTGCAAGGATGTTTGTACAAGTTTCACAACCTTTACGAGGATTTCCCTCATGGATAGACGTATCAGCACCTTTATGTCCATAAATACGAACATTATCGGGAGAAACCGCATCGACCAACGCTTCACCTTCTAAAGAAGGGTTGTTCTTAACTTTTTTAGCGTTAGCAGGAACCTTAACTTCTAGAATGTCATCGCCATAATCGGCTTGAGGCCCACTAGAAATAAACACGCCTCTAACTCTTTTGCCGCCCATTAGCCCACTTAGGCTAGGTTGTAGACCACCAGCAAGAATACCTGCCGTGTTATCTGGGTGGGTGCTGTGGTACCCCAGAGTGAAGTGCTCACTTCTGCCCATCGTGTGTACCTAACACTCTAAAGCCTTGACGAGACATGTAATGCTCCTCATCAATACGAGGGCCAGGAAGAGTATCGTACTTGCCGATAGGTTCTACCTGATAAATAGTCGCACCTTCACCACCATAGATTTTTGCGGCATGACTGCTATTTGATGCCCAAGCAACTAAATCTGTACCAGTCTTTCCAGGATTGCGTGGCTCAATGATATCTCCAGGCTTAAAAGAGTGTTTAGAGCCGTGGAGCATACCTCCAATGAAGTCTGCATTATTTCTAGCCATTACATTGCTCCTCTGGATGCCAATGGGCTGTGTACCCCTTAACATGTCCTACTCGCCTTAAATGTTCTGGGCGTATGTCTGTGGCAGAAAAACTATTGCGTTCAGCATAGTCATCCCTAATAGGGTCGTCATTAAATGAGTATAAATGTGGGTGAGTGCACTCCCAAATGTCTTGATTACGGTCATGCAAATCGTCTTCATCAAATGCGTGAGCATTTTTTACAAAATAGACCCCAGTGACATCTTTAGGGGCTAACCGTTTGCCATAGTGCTCTGCAAATCCCATTGCCCCTTGAGGTAGTCTTGCTTGTAAACCATTTCGTTCAATACTTTCCCTATTTTTTTTAGGAGAAAAATGTACTGGACCGACAATGTTGCTTTTAGCAAATTCAAAGTCTGCGTTATTAGCACCCATTATTTAACCTGCTTCACTACACGGAAACCCTGTTTGCTCTTAACATGCTTAAACTCACCCTGAGAAGCATCCTCAGTCTCACCAACAGGCTCTACTTGGTAGACCCTTGGCGGCGTTTCTTTTTCGTACTCGTCAAACTGCTTACCCCCAGGAGTATTCCATTTAGGGTTTACTTGCTTTAAATCTTCCCAACTAAAATTGACAGCCTGTTCTGCTCTACCGTGAGCATAGTCAAAGTGGTGTGTAGCGTAAGCGTATTCATCCCTTGGTCCAGGGACGATAAGGTCTCCCTCTTTAAAAGGGTGTACCGTGCCATGGAATAACGCACTTGCTTGGAACTCTGCTTTTCTAGCCACTATGGTAGTTCTTTCAACTTCTTAGCCAAATCAACGATAGATTGCGGGTCATTCTTGTGCATGTAAACTAAAGTTCTACGTTGAGCAATAGCGTCTTTAGGTAGCCCAAACTTAGTGTGGTGCGTTTGTAATTTAAGTTGCATCTCTTGTTTGCTGATGTGTGGCAAAGCAGTTTTCTGCACTTCTCGGTAGTCTTGAGTAAGTTCTTTGTTGCCGTCTCTACGTTGCCTTAAGTTCTTCTCTTTTTGGTGGGCTTGAAACTGGTCTTTACTTAACTGTGGCATTAGTCAAACTGTCTTCCGAGATTAGGATTTTCCGCTGCCTCACGTTTAGCGTCAGCAACAGGCTTACAGTCTTCACACCAAGAACCAGCATCAAATGCGGCAGAACGGGCGTCTGTAAGATTTGCTGCTGGCATCATAGCCCCGTGGTCTTCACAGACAGCATGATAGGTGTCTCCACCATAGGTTTCCATACCAGCACTCTCCGAGTGGTAGACGCTTACCTTCGTACCTGTTTCACGGTTACGTTTAGTTTCTACGCAACCGTACTCATCCATTGCAGGAAGTTTTCTAGGCATTACTTCTTTGGTGCTTTCCCAACGCCACCAACACCGCCAGGACCACCTGTTCTACGCCAATTAGGTCCTGAAACATTTTTAGGGGTTGCTGTGTGTGGTTCCATGGTGACGCCTAAGTGGAAGTACCGCATCGGTCTTCCTGGCTGTGCTTCATAAGAAATTGGCTGGTTACACCCGTCACAACGAATGGTACCATCAAAATACGCTTTAGCCATTACTCACCGTGCTGGGCTAAGGACTTAACGAGTTCATTATGTGCAGCGATGAAACCTGTTAAAGCAGTTTGAGATTCATGGTGAGAAAGACTGTTAGGTCTGTGAAGGGCGATAGCAGAAGCAATCTCACTTGCACTTCCCAGAGCAGTTTTAAGGTGCTTTAAACCAGCATTTGCTGGACCGTTTTTTCTACGTCCTCTAAGAACTTGGTTAGCGTCAATCAGGGAGCCACTTAAAGTTTCAATGCTCTTAGCAACCTTAGACCTAATTCCAGAAGCAGCCGTATCTAAAACACCTGCGTGGTTAGTAATCGTTGCTGCATGAGCCAGCATCTCATTAAGATGCGGATTAGACTTACGTCGTGGTTCAGCCTCAATACCAGGGATTTCTGGGCCTTGCTGACCCCTCATACCTGAAGGGCTTCTAGGGCCTTCTGCTTCATCATAGCCATCAGAACCCGACTCAAAATTTCCATTACGGTTGGACATGTGTTACCTTTCATAAGATAGTTCTATTTTGACGGTTTAGGTGGTTTTTTGCTGGGTAAACAATCGTTATCATTCTGTAACATTGTGTGCTTGCGTATGTCAGGGGTGGGCGTTAGATTTGGGGTATGACAAATCCAGAAGACATCTATAGGAAGTACAATCCTATGAGTAAACCAGCATCTATGACTGACATTGCTTTCGATACGGGCATTGTCGCTGAACGTGAACGTATCATCAAACTGCTAGTAGCCTCAGAATCGGCATGTGCTGAGTGGGCTATTGCACTTATCAAAGGAGAAACGGCATGAACTTAGCAAAAGCAAAATTTCTTGTAGTAAGAAGGCACTGGACTCAGATGGGTGCGAAGCAAGAACAAGAACGCATCATCAAACTGCTACACCAAGAACTTGCCGATGGTTTTGCCAAAGCATTTGTCATAGGTCTTATCATAGGGGAGCAGCCTCCACATGCCCGTTCGGATGCAAAGGAGCAGACAAATGAACGAAAAAGTAAGTAAAAAAGAGATTGTAGTATTTTCAGCAATTATTGTTGCAATGGTTGGTTTTTTGCTATACGGGTTCATTGCTATGGGGATTGGTAAAGTGGACAACTGCTGGGACAAATACACAACAGAACGAGAAGCCATTATGGCGTGTGAGGGAATAAATGATTAAATGCGAAAAGCACGAGTGGCTTTATGAGGAGTTCGATGAGCCTTGCCCTTTATGTGAGGTGGCTCAAACGACGACGGATAATATTTTGAGGCTTCTCAATAAGTATCATGTTCAGACTCAGCATACTCGTAGTTATGCTCTTGAGATACTTCCTATGATTATGGAGGACATTAAAAATGGCGACTTGGGCTGATTCTTTCGGGCACGAACTTTTTGGGGTGCATGAGGCGGGGACATGTTTGGGTGAGTTTTGTCCGATACATAAGGTGTCTGACCATCCGTTGAAGGATGCTCCGCAGAGGTGGCGTCGTGATAAGGGGTCTATGGAGCGTGTGTGTTCGCATGGTATTGGCCATCCTGACCCTGATGACTATAAGGCTAGGGCTGTTAAGTCTGTGCATGGGTGTGATGGGTGTTGTGTTCCTGTTGAAACTACACTAGGATTAAGTCATGAATGAACTGATTGTATCTATCCCTGAATCGCTTATCCGACAGTGTGCCATGCTAGGTGTCGAACGCTGGCTGGCTAAACAAGGCTCCACAGACAAAGAGTCTTACGCTATGGGTCGGAAGAACAAGTATTTGGAACATGACCTTGTGAACTCCGTCCGAGCCAATATCTCTGAATGGGCTGTCGCCCAGCACTATGCTTTAGGGTGGAACGGTGGTATCACCTACACTAACGAGCAACATGGTCGTAGACGCTATCTTCCTGATGTCGGAACCAATGTGGAGGTTCGAACTCGTCGTACAGGAGGCGAATTTGCTTTTTGGGAGTACGAAACCGAAAAAGAAGGCGTCGCAGTGTTCACCGAGATAGTCGACGACAGCACCTTCGCCGAGGTCCGTATCCTAGGCTGGCTGCCTATCAAACGATGCAGTCTACCCGAATACTGGGATAAAGACCAAAAACGCTTCTACGTGCCCGCTACGGCCTTAGAAGACCCTATGTCACTCCCTGGAGGCCATTAAGACAGGATTAGAAACCGTCGAACGGTACTTAGAGCCACATAGCCGTTAGGCTACTGCGTCAACTCCATAGCGTCAACCGTGTTTCTGCACTGGCGGCTAACCCTGCTCGCTTGTGGTAAGGGACGGGGTGGCTTTGGGAACTAACAATGGGCTACTGCGTGGCTAGGTGGTCGCTTGGCTAGGTGTATAGCCAGATTATGCTTACCCCCCGTCTGCTCGTATCAGGTATGAGTTTGGGAACTAATAACCTGTTAGCCTACTGACCCTAGGGTGAGGCAACAACGCCTCCTCCACCAAGTTAGGAACTGCTCGCATGGGTATCATCACCACTGAACTAATAACTGAAATGGCTTCATCTATGGCAACGGACGAGGGTATTACCCTCCCTGCTGACTTTGACGCTGAACTAATCCTTCGGGAACTAACAACTGCCCGTTTCCCTCTCTCTAACGATTGGGACAAACTAAACGCTATGGGCGACAGACTTGTCGTGTGTATCTCTCAGCAGTTAGGTCTCTAATCTCTTTGGGAACTAACAACACCTCTGGTGTGGGGGGCGTTCGCCCCCCTCGCCCCCCGTATGCTTGGGAACTAATAACTCCTGCTCATGTGGGACACGAACCACGACCAACTGATTTGGGAACTAATAACCTGTTAGTCTCATGACCCTAAGATGAGGCAACACCAACCAAGGAGGCAACATGCCAAACATTACTTACCAAGGCGAAACCTTTTATCTAAGCGACAAATGGGGCTGGCTAAATGCTGACTTCGTATCTGTCTCTGCCGACCTCAACATCAAGATAAATGAGTTCCTTATAGCCGAGGCGAAAGCAAGTTTTGGGAACTAACAACCTGTTAGTCTGCTGACCCTAAGATGTTCCACCACCAACTAAACAAGGAGACAAAGTGAAAGACCTAAAAACACAAAGACAAGAGTTTATCCAAGTCATGAACAACACCACCAAAAGTTTCATGGTTCATAAAGACCCTAACGGGATAGCAAAGGTAAGCATCAACACTCACCTAACAGGTAGCCTAGGCTGGTCAGTAGGTATCCTAAGCAGTAGTGATGTTGCTCTAACTAGATTAGAACTCATGGAACTTAGAGACGCAATCAACGAGTTCCTAGACAACAACTAGGACAAGAGGGGGGGAAACCCCCCTCACCCCCCGACCCTTTGGGAACTAACAACCTGTTAGCCCCCTGACCCTAAGATGTTCCACAGCACCAACCAACCACTAAGCCTGAGGAGGCAACCATGGCTACAAAGCCAAAAGCAACACTAGCACCAACAGAAATCCCGTTCGTTATTGAGGGTCTTCGTAAGTTAGCCTTACAGCGAGACACCCTCCGTAAGTATGCTCTTGACGAAACTAGCGATAGTTTTGACGAGGACAAGGCTGAGGGCTACACCGAGGACATCTCCTCTATCCGTAGCCTCTTGGCTAACCTTGGAGACACCAAGCCTCTCGTCCTGAAAAGCGAACGCAAGGCTAAGGCAAAGCCTAAGGCTAAGGCAACCAAGGCTAAGGGCAAGGCAAAGCCTAAGGCTGTCGCTATCACCAAGGCTGAGGCTGAGGTTCTAGCCTAAGGCTAGGCAACACCAAGGGGGGAGGGCAACCTCCCCCCGTCCCCCTCCACCACCACGACCAAAGGACAAGCATGAGCAAGTATGTATCTGGGTTCTGTATCACCCGACACCACGAGACATGTAAGCATACCCTCACTTACTACGACAAGACTTGGACTTGTGAGTGTGAGTGCCACACCACGACCGAAGACTTTGGGAACTAACAACCTGTTAGTGTCCTGACCCTAAGACGAACCACCACCAACTGACCTGAGGAGGCAGACATGGCAAGACAAGTAATCATGAGAGAGCAAGTTCCCTCGTTCATCTTCAACATGAGTGAGTTCCGTTGGGGACAACTGACGGGCTACACCTCTTACCAAGGTGATTACATCATCAAGGTTGGCAAAGACATCATGGCTATCTTCCATGAGGACGAGGACGAGCCTAGGGGCTATCGTTTCTGGTTGGACGAGGACGAGTGGGACTTTGAAGATACCCGTAAGTATCTTCGCCTCGTCAAACAAGGCAGAGACCTTTGGAACAGAGGCTTTGGGAACTAACAACCTGTTAGTGTCCTTACCCTAAGATGAAACAACTGACCTGAGGAGGCAGACACCATGATAAAAACTACGAACTACGAGACACCTAACCTAATCTCACAGAGATTAGATTTCACAGGTAGCAACTTCACAGGCTACAACAGGGCTGACGGCTCTTATGTAATCTACTCATACAACACCAAGGTTGCCGAGATAACTACCGAGGGCATTGTTTGGATTACTACCCGTTGGCACTCCAACACCACAGCACGACACCTAAGCCATGTAAAGAGTGCCTTGTATAGCCGAGATGTAGTCTGGTCATACAACCTAGACCACGCCAAGACCACGACCAAGTGGAGAGACTTGGTTGGGAACTAATAAGTTTGCTGACTAGCGTGGTGGCTGGATACCCCTCACCTGTAAAGGTGGGGGGTATTGCCATACCTGCGAGCAGACACTCTTGGGAACTAATAAGCCTCGCTGGTTGTTTGTGTTGGGGACACTCAGGCGAGGCACAGGCACACACGAGGGAAGACTTTGGGAACTAACAACCTGTTAGTCTGCTGACCCTATGGTGAGGCAACACCAACTGAGGAGGCAACATGGAATACGAAGAGGGCGAAACTACTTGGGTATTACCTGAGAGTGTCTCAATGAACCAACTAATCGCCATTACTCTCATGCCAAAGGCAGAGAGACAGGCAACACTGCTCAACCTCGCTACAAGTGTAAAGTTCAAGCATGTAGCAGGAGAACTTGGGAACTAACAAGGTGTTAGTATCCTGACCTTATAGTGAAACACCACCTAACAACAAGGAGATAACATGGGAAGACAACTAGCAGAAGACTTAGCAGGTATGGAAAACATCACGCTAGAACAACAGATTACTTGGCACTTACAAGGCAACTTCTATCCACCTATTCCAACTATCATGGTTCAGCCTTGTATCAAGGCTATTGAACTTGCGAACGAGGCTATTGCTGACGGGGAAGAACGCCTTAGCAACATCAAGGACGAGGTTGATTTGCCTGAGGGTATTACTTGGCGAGGCAACACCTTTGCCTCCGTCCTTGGCATGATTGAGGGACACAGGCTAGACGCTTGGATAAACCACACTTGGTCTTGCGATTGCGTAGAGTGTCTGCCTGACGAGGACGAAGACAACTGAACCTTTGGGAACTAACAAGGTGTTAGTGTCCTGACCCTAATGTGAAACACCACCTAACAACGAGGAGGCAACATGAGCAACGACAAGATAACCATAACCACAGAAGTATCCATGGACGAACTCTGGGAGGGTATCTGGGGTAGTGATGGTGCTGGCATGACTTATTGGTCAAGCAAGGTTCGTAAGCCTGACGGCAAGGACATTGACCTTTGGATTATGCCTAACTACGACCCTAACCCTCAGGACTTCAAACTCTGGGACGATTACGAAGAGAAGTGGCACACCATTACGCTAGAACAACTAGCCAAGGGATACTTGCTGGCTCTAACCAAGGGGCAGACACATTGTGGGGACTATCCACTAGACCTTGAAGACCCTGACGCTTGTTTTGGTGATTTGGTCTGCCAATACGCTATCTTCGGGGAACTTACCTACGGATAAAGATTTCGCTGGGTGGTGGAACAACCTGAGCATGTTGTAAAACTGCTCAACGAAATAAAGACACAAGGTATTCTGGTGGTCTTTATCCGTAGGGCGTAAAGATTGCCTAAATGACGAATACCAACCTGAGCATGTTGTGAAACTGCTCGCCTAACAGCCTTAGGAGGCAAAGTGAGTAGAACACTCAAAGATACACCACGAGCAAAGAAGTCAAGAACACACAACCGACCTGCTAAGGCGAGGCTAATGCGAAACGCTACGACCTATGCTTGCTGTGGAGACCTGACCACACGAGCCATGGAAAAGCGTATCGTTGCTCGTGATGTAGCAACAGAACTTGGGAACTAACAACCTGTTAGTGTCCTGACCATTAGATGAGGCAACACCAAACAAGGAGGCAAGCAAAATGGCACGACCAATCAACGAACTAGCAGTAATCATTGAGCAAGAGGCACGAACCGAACGACAGCAAGGCAAGGGCAAGTGGTTCATCTATGCCAAGCCTTATGTTGAGGCTATGTATTCTCTCTCAACTATCACCGACAACTACTACGCTGATAGTGGTCATAGCGTAGTGTCTTACGCTTTGGCTAACCTCTCTGGCTGGAAGGGCGAGGTTGCTCGTCAAGTCAAGGCAGAACTGAAACAACACCTAACACCTACTAGGTGATAGGCACACAACTTCACAAGCGATACCCTCTCACTCGTAAGGGTGAGGGGGTATTGGCATACCAACGGCACACTTGGGAAC